GGCCAAGATCATCACCTTCTTTTTTCCACGTCGTGTAAATGGCGTGGCGTCGGACAATGTAGATGCCTTCGCAAGCGAGGCAGAGCGCGTCGCTAACTCCTTCGCGCCCATTGTTGAATAAGTCGGAGTTTTTCTCGGCGTGACCGCACCAAGGGCAAACTCCGCAATCCATCCGCGAAGTTTCAAATTCCGGCGTGTCGCTCATCGCTCACCCTCCGTTTTCTGAGATTCGATCAGCCCCACGCGCCCGCCGTAAATACACTCCAGCTTCTCGTTGACGTAATCGATCGAATGATCTGGCATGGGCAACAGCGCCCCATGCCCGTTTAAGTGATGGAAATCAACACCGGACTTATGCGCGTGGTCGCAGCAAGTGATGTACTCGTTCATCAGTCCTGCAAACTCGATAAACGCATGGCACCCCGCCAGCCTAGCGGCGCGGTAAAACTGGTTTGACGCCTCGCTCATTTTTCGTAGGCACTCGGATCGCTCGGCTTCTGTGTAGCTCACTGCTGCCTCCATTGGATAAAATGCCCGCACGCCTGCTCTCGGACCTCCGCCCGCCGCCCGTCGGTGTGCAGCACGCGCACAGCGGTCGTGTACGGCGCTGACGGATACTGCTCGCCGGTCACGTTGTCGCGATGCTCCCGCGCCCGCTGGCATTCGTGGCGCAGGTCGCAAAGGGAGGGCGGGCAGCTTCTGAGGGTCACTCTCATGCGCTCACCTGTGCGAAAAGCGGCGAATCGCCTTTGATCCGTGAGCGCGCCATCGCCGCGTACTCCGGGTTTAGCTCGATAAGAATTGCATCGCGCCCCAAGCGGTCAGCGACCAGTCCGGTCGTTCCAGCCCCGCCGAAAGGGTCAAGCACCACGTCCCCAGGTCGGCTCCCGGCCAAGATGCACGGCTCGATCAGCGCAGGCGGGAAAGTGGCAAAGTGCGCGCCTCTGTAAGGTGCTGTCGGCACGGTCCAGACGCTGCGACGGTTGCGGGTTTCGCCGCCGTACGCATCCGCGCCGGGCTTTTCATTGCCAGATGGAGCTACATTCATGCCGCTGGCGCGCCGCTTCGTTCCTCGGACGATGCCGAGTTGCTCGCCCGGATAAATCGCCGGCTCCCCAATCGCCGCCATATCGCAGTGATACCGCTCCGACTTCGACAAAAGGAAAATGTACTCGTGCGCCTTCGTGCAGCGGTCCGTCACGCTCTCGGGCATGGGGTTTGGCTTGTGCCAGATGATGTCTTGCCTGAGATACCAGCCGTCAGCGCGCAGCGCGAAGGCCAGCATCCAGGGAATGCCCATCAGGTCTTTCGGCTTTGTCCCGGAATGCCGATTAAGTCTTTCGGCTTTGTCCCGATTGCCGCGCGGCGCGGAGCTTGGTCGCCGCCGCCTGCGTCATGCGTTCTTTTTGCGCCTACACCAGCCTGATTGTCTGTCCGCCCGCCGTGTTGTCCGCCGTTCGCGGAATAACTGTCGCCGATGTTCACCCATGCCGAACCGTCGGTCTTAAGCACGCGCCGGACTTCGCGGAACACGTCTACCAATTGCGCAATGTAGGCGTCCGGCGTGTCCTCCAGGCCAATCTGCCCGTCGTGCCCGTAATCGCGCAGGCCGTAATACGGCGGGCTGGTCACGCACGTCTGGACCGAATCTGCGGGCAGCGTGCGCAAGATGTCCCGGTTGTCGCCGGTGAGTATCTGGACGGTCATGCGAACTCCACCACAGTCGCCGACGGCGGGCAGGTGCGCAGGATCACTTCCCCGGCCCCTCTGGCATGTGCGACCAGAACAGCGGCGCTTCGCAATAGAACCCGTCCTGGCCTAGCCAATCCTCGCCTTCAAGATAGCCGACCCACGTTTCGCCGTCACGATTGAGCAGCACCGTCATGTCGTCGTCCGGCAGCTTATCGGCGACGCGGTGCCGGGTTAGGGTTTCAGTGGTCATTTTCAGTCCTGACTCATCACGATCAGCATCACGAGGGCGGCTAGGCCGATGATGAGTTCGATCACGATGCAAACTCCTTCTCCAACTCATCGACCGGCAGCAGCGCAGCAACATCCGTCACCGTCGCGCCGAGCTTCTCTTTAACGCCTGCTACAAATTTATCATCGAGCATCGATACAGGCGTGATCCGCAGTTCTTCCGATGTCCACGTCGGCTGTTCGATCTCGTTGCCTGAATCCAGCAACCGATAGCGCACCGTATTTGCTGCCGAGTCGGCGTCGACTACCTCCGCCACGCGCGCCAGAAAAGCCGGGATGTATCTATGCTCATCGCACCCGGCCCGCTGTTCGTCGCGGCCTGGAATGTCGGCGCTGTGGCGTTCGCAGTGCCATACCGCGCCGGGCCGGGTTCGGTCCGGCGTCGAGTGCAGGCACGTCCGGCAGTTCACCAGCGGAAACTCCGCGCCGTGGCATTGCAGGTGGAACGTGCACGACTTGCATTGCCAGAATTCAGGGTCTTCGCTCAACTTCTCAGGCGGCTCGACGGCGTCGATGATGTCCCGCGCGCGCTTGATGTAATGCTTTGCCACCTCGGCGTCGTACTCCGTACGCACGCTGATCGTGTCGCGCCCGCCGGGTGTCGAAACGGTCAGATAGTGCCGGTGCATTGTCGAGTAATGCATGTAGAGCTGCGCCTGGGCGTAGTAGGTCAAATCCCAATGTGACAGCGCTTCCTTCTCGCCGTGCTTCGCAGTCAACTTCTGAAGTTCGTCAAACTTCTTGTCGCTGACTTGCTTATGCTCCCAAACGTGCCACGTTTTAGGCGCTTGCTTGAGCCCGTGTATCGCGCCGTCCATGTGGCCTCGCACATGGTCGCCGATGTCGGTAAACCCGATCTGCTCGCCGTCTGCGCCTTCGGTGTGCAGCTCAACACCGCGCACCATGCGCAGCCGCGCAGCCTGCATGGCCTCGCCCGCGTGACCGTCCTCAAACTTCTTGAGGACGTTGGCGGGAAAGGCGGGCGTCCCCGCCCACCTGAATTGCAACCACAACTCCCGCGAGCAGGGCCGACCAATCCCCGACATGCCGAGATACGCGCGCGTGCCGGTGTCCTGTTCCGCTTCCATCGCCCGGTCAACAGCGACCAAGGTCGGATCTTCGATAATTTCGCGCGGGAGCTTGGCCATGATTACGCGCTCATCCAAGGCATGGCGGGTTTGGCGGCGGGCTTGGCTGCCGGACGCGCTGCGGGCTTGGCTGCCGGACGCGCTGCGGGCTTGGCAGGCGCTGCACCTTCCGGCGCGCTGTAGCCTTTGATGCGCGCTTGCAGCTCGCCCGTGTCGTTGCGCTTCTCCAGCCGCACATCAATCATCACTGCGCGCCCAATCAGCTCATCGGTGTCGCTGATAGTCATGACCCCGCAGGCCCGGCAGATGGCCGACAGCGTGCGCGTGGCAATCTCTACGGCTTTCTCGCTCGGATTGTTCACGTTAAGGTTGTCCCAAATCTTGCGGCCGTCCTCGCGCTCGTACTCCATGCTGATGTATGTGCCGTTGCCGGATTTGGTCTGCTTTTCTTCCGTGTTTGCGATGGTGACCATGTACACGCCAGGCTCCCACTCGGTGCGGGCCTGCATGGGTTCAACTTCTGCTGCGTTAAATGCGATCTTTGCCATGATGTGTTTTCTCCGTTTCGTTTAGTTGGGTGGTGCGTCTACTTCTCGACTTCTGCGGGACGACCGGCAGCAATAGCGCCGGCCAGCGCATCCCAGGACAGCGGCAGCTCATCGGGCAAGCTGTAGCGGTTCTTGGCACGGTAGGCGGGGCGGTCGTTCGTGTACAACAATCGCTCGCCAGTGCTGAACCCGCGCGAAACTTTCTTGTCAAACCCGACTTCCGTCTTTTTGATTGCTACCCGATAGTTCGCAAACAGCACTGCATCCGACCACTCGCGCAGTACGTCGCCGGATCGGCCGGACAATTTCAGTTGATATCGGTCGTAGGGTTCAGTCTCCGGCGAGTCGAAACGCTTGATCTCGCAGTGAGCCAGGATGATCACGCACATGCCGCGATCATTTCTCAGAGCGTCGAACCCGGCAAGCAACGCGCGCCAGCGCTCGGCGAGCTTGACCGTGCCCTTGCCGTACGCCAGTTCTTTTGCGTCGTGCGTGGCCTGGATGTCGGCATCGATCAGCGCTTCGCACCAGTCGGCCGTGTCCAGCACCACGGTTTGATAGTTGTGTTTCTCGGAGTAGAGCGCGCCCAATGCCTGCTCGACATCGCCAGGTGTTTTTGCGATGGGGAAATGCGGCACATCGAGCGTGCCGATGCTGTCCTCCGTGAATATGAAAATCGGGTTAGGTGCGCCCGCTGCGAAGGTTGACTTGCCGATCCCATCGACGCCGTATACGACGACGCGAGGGGCGCTGATACTGCGCTTGCGGGAGATACTTGCCAGTGAGATAGCCATTACGCCGCCTGCCTCCGCAAAAACCACAATCCGTTGAGCGCATCGGCTGCGATGTGGCACTCGTCGTTGATCGTGTCGGACATTGCCTCAACGATGGTCTGCTTCACGTCGGTAGAGACGGCACTGGTGGGTTTGTGCCCGTGGTACAGCACGCTGATGCCGCGTGCGTTGAGGTACTGCCAGGCGAGCGCCCGCTTGGCCTCAAGCGTGTTGGCGTGCGGTGCCATCCGTTCGACGGCAGTCATGTGATCGATCATAATGTCTCCCTGAGTTTGCGCAAAATAATCACCGCGATAACAATCAGTGCGATGCTTGACATTGACAATGCGGCGGAAACTAAAGCCAGCGCAGTTGAACAGGTCACGTTGCCCTCCTATTAAGTTCGTCAATCTGTGCTTTGAGCGCGTCACACGCGCCGCACTCGTAGCCGAGGCGATACGCGAAGCTCAGAGCCTCGGCCGGCAGGATGATCTGCATCGCCAGCGCCTGGGCCAGCACGTCAACTGTGCCGGCGACGCTTTCAGACATCGGCGCGGACGCGACGGGGACGGCGTTCATTGATCACGCCTCCCAACGGTACGCCACACGTCCCGCAACTTGCGGTTATCATCGAGGGCTTCAGCAAGTTCTGCCACCGCGTCACTGAACTGCACGGCCACCACCACGCCTCCAAGCGCTTGCATCCCTGCCGTGGCCGATGGAACTGCGGATTCATCGGCGTACTCAATAACCCAGGTTTGCCTGTAGCTCATCGCTCACCCTCCGGAGTCTCGACGTACTCGACATTGAATCTTGGATGCAGCGAGTACCTAAAGCGACTGCACGGCGAGGTGCCGTCGAGGCGCACCAGCAATCGGCCGGATCGCGCCGCAGTAATAACGCCCGGCCACTTTGCGCCGTCGCTGTCGGTGTAGATCACGCGCCCGCCGCGCTTGGCTGGCACGCCGTAGGCGCTGCGGATGTATTCCATGCTCATCGCTCACCC